ATACCTTGAATACCTTGAATACCTTGTGGCCCAGGTACTCCAGAACCTGTTATTATAGTTTGTATGGTTGTTGAATGTACTAATATGTCTTCGAAGTCGTCTGGGTCTATACTATCTGTTGGAAAACCTTTAAAATATACTCCATATAGTTTATTATTTATTTTAGACTTAATACCTGTTTCAGTATAGTAATTAATATCAATTATTAATTCTGTCCGATTTTTGAATACCTCAGTAGGTACTAATAGCGTTGTTTGGTTTGGAGAATAACCTGATTCATTTCTTGGTACTATTGATATATTTTTTATGTTAATATTATCAATATTTCTAAATACTAATATTGGCGTAAATGCATCAGTAGTCGGTACTTTGAAAAATATTTTACATTTCTTAGTTTGCCCAGTTCCAACATTAGAGACACTTCCGATATAATTACCTATATTAAGATCTTTACTTGGTGGGTTCTGTATATAGTTTTCTTCAACTATATTCGATATTACTGCCGATCCCGATATGTACACATCAATCTGTGTGTCTTTTGACTCTGTACTAATATCCGCCGACGTGCTATATACATCAAATGATAGTTTATATTCAGTATCCGCAGGTCCTGCTAATTGTATTAATGGCTTTGGTAATAGGTAGAATGAATAGTCTGTATTATTTCCAGATGGTACTGTTTTTTCTATCTTAATACCATCGTTCATAAATACGTCTGAACTTACTGTATCGACTACGTTATTACCATTATTCAATGTCCAGTAGTTATCAAATTCAACTGGAGTCTTTACATTACCTATACGTTTATATATAAGTTCAAGTTTACTCGAATCTATTTCGTTTGAAACTAAGTACTCGGTATCATTAATATTGAATGTACCAGCGTTAATATATTCACCAAAACTACCTACTGCCTTGTACTGTATTTCAATTTTGTCTACTGCACCTGCAATTGGCTCTACATCACTTATCTTAAATTCAACGTATGACGATGTAAATACTGTCCCTAGTTCGGCAACGTTCGCTGAATAATAAGATGCAGTTACATTTGTTGCGTTTATTAATCTATCAATCTTTTTCTTCGCATTATTGAATTCATATATGTATTCGAACGACGGTAATATGCTTATGGTAGTTGAGTCTATTACATCGACAATATTAAATGTAAATTCCTTACCTACTAAACTAGTTGCCAGATAGTCTATTTCTTCTTTAGGTAAATTTAAATCTATTGCATGTACTATATCTCTAACTAATAATTTACCGCCCTTAAATTTTGAATCAAATACAGGTGTACTAGACTTTAATATACTTCTATCAGTAAATTTTGCGCTGAGTTCTTGATTCGATTCTATTACTGTTGGACTTACTACCCGAGGGTCGAATACATTATTTTCTGAATTTTCGAATGCAGCAGTCGCCGTTTTGAAATTCGAGTCCTTTATAAAATTTCTATTTAAGGATATTGTAGAGATTGAAAAACCGCCAGAGACGGCATATTGCGATGTTCTGTTTTCATCGATGTATCTATAGTATTTGCTGAATTTCTCTTCGGCAGTTACAGTTGGAGGTTTTGCAAAGATTAATTCATTTGTATTTGCAACTGTAGGTACTACAATTACTTTCTTTTGCCAAATGACATTCGGATAATCAAAATAATTATTTGAACTTGGACTATTTGAATAAGGTATACTTATTCCAGTACTTACATCTGTTGACGTTCTACCTGCAATATATATTGTACATTCACCCGGTGATGTGTTTTCGTATATATTCACTACGACTAGACGTGAGTCGTCGTCACCTACAAAATCTAATACTTCATGGTATAACGTAGTCCCATTAGTATCGACGATATCGATGTATATCAGTGAATTACGCACTAAATTTTCTCTATTAGCACGAATCCTAAAACTATTCTTTCCTAAATAAAATCTATCAGGTATATCAAATAATTTAAAATAATTATCCGATGTTAGTGAATTGTCTTTTATTTGGATTGACTTGTATAAATCCTTTAAACCTGTACCGAGTCTTTTGTTCTCAATCACACGTGTATCCTTCTATATAAAAATAATTGTAATAACTATATTTATTATAGAATAATACTTTACACTAGGTTATATTGTTTTTTTGGTTTTTAAATATTTATGTGCGAGAAACCATCGGCGGTTTTGTCAATTGCCATAGAACTATTAACAACATCACGCAGAATATCTAGATGACTAACTATTATTATAAACGTAAACCGTTGCTTTAATACTTCAAACAATAAAGTCAGTGACTCGGTTACCGTTGAATCAAGTGCGCCGAATCCTTCATCAATTGCAATGAAGTTTAATTTTGGCAATGTTGTCATTTCAGTTAAAGATACTCTAGTTGCAATTGATATTATAAAACGTTCCATACCCGAACTCATTTCAACTGGTGCGTGTGTCCCATCTGGGTAAACAATAGAACACTTTACATCCTGTTCATCCGCAGTTAAAGATATTCGAAAATCAACAACATGTGATAATAATTCGTTGACATCATACTCAACTAATGGTAGTAATTTACCCAGAATCATTTGAGGTACACCGTTAACATGCGTAGCTTGCAAGTAGTGCTGGTATACATAAATTTCATTTAATATACTACCCAGTTCAGTCTTAAGTGCGTCAAATGCACTTATTGTTGATTCTAACTTATTAATATTATTATTTAATTCAATTAACTTTGTAATTGATTTATTCTGGAGTTCTGTATTAGTTTTTATATTTTTATTAATTTCTAACAAAACTACACTAAGTTGTTGGTTTCTATCTAATTGATTCTGTTTTTTATTATATTGTAACTTCAAGTATTTGGAATGCTTCAAGCGTTCCTTATTAACACTCATTTCATTCTGTAATTTAGGTATATTGATATTTTCTAATAGGTATATACTCTTTTCGCATTGATCCTTTTCAGTTAATAGTAATGTTTGCTCAGAGACTAATTGTTCATATTTCTCATTCGCAATATGCAGATCACTCTCTAGTGTTTCTATTACGCCCAGGTACTCATTAATTCGTTCTATTAATCCTGGTCTCAATTTTTCGTTTTCCTTCGCTGCCAATACTAATGGGTTATTTATACAATACTGGCAATTTTCATCGTACTCGTAATGCTCAAAGTGTTTTAATTGGTCATCTATACTTTTTAATATTACCACATCAGACTTTTGCATGACGCGAGTGTCTGATAACTTATGCATTATGTCATGGGATGTAGATTTTAACTCAGCGATACAGCTATAATCGGATTTATTTAGTTTTTTAGTTAACTCGTTGTTTTTCTTTTTAGTTTCCTTTAACTCTAATTTACTAGTTACTAAGTCCTCAGCTATTTGTAGGTTACGAGTCGTGCAGTTTTCGATGGTATTTGTTATATCATCTATATTATATTTAAAATCAATAGTCGATATCTCCATCTGTATTGCAGTTTTGTCGATTACTAAACTGGATTGCAGTGATTCAATTTCTGTTAATAAGTGTGTTAACTTCTTATGGTCACTGTTAACACTCTCCAACTGAGATTGGGTTAAATTGATATCATATTTATCTAATTCGTCATGTATTCTATTTACGACACCCTGTTTTATTTTATATTCAGAGTTAGCTATTTCGTATAAGTTACTAAATACTGTTAAGTTGAGGAATGAATTTAGTAAATTCTTTCGCTCACGTTGTGCCTTAAATATAAAACTTTTTGGGTCATTTTGTGTAGATAACGTTGTTAATAAAAAATCATCGTATGTACCAATATACTTACGAATGTTTGCATTAGTTTCATCTCTATCCTTTCCACTTAAATTAACATATTCACCATCAACAAATTTAGTAAATTTCACATCAACTTTAACATTACCGTCATTTTTTAATTTGCCTACACGTTGTATTTCATACCTAACATCGTTCAATTCAAATCTAGTTGCACAACTGAACATACTGCTTCGATTATTTATTATGTTTTTAGCATATGAGGTTCTACTAGTTTTATCGAATAAGCAGAATGTTATAATATCAAGTATGGATGATTTACCACTTGCATTGGCTGCAAAAATACCCACTAACCCATTAAGTTTAGTAAAGTCTATTCTATTATCTTTTCCATACGAAAACATATTATTAAACTCACAGTCAAGTAATTTAAATTGAGTATTTCTTACTAATAACCTATCTTCTGATAATTTCATGTTGCACATGGTATTAATTCGTCTAATATCTTCTAAATTAACCACCTGATTATTCACGAAATAATCCTTAAATAATGAGTTTTGATATTCTACATCGTAAACATCGCCTAGTGTTGTTATTTTATTACCACTATTCAGTATAGTAAGATCATTATTTATTGGAATTGACTCAATTACATTATACTTCTTTTTAAATACATCAATTATTTTCTGAATTTGTATTGGACTAGTACCACTATGTTTAATACGTAATTTAATGTTCTTAGGTAATGTGTCAAGTATACTCCGGTCGGTAGTAACTATACCTCCATTTACATGAATTGTAACAAATGCGACATCATTTTTAATTTTAATGAATTCGGCATTACGTTTTTCTAAATCCCAAACCAATAATCCATGGTCGAGTGACTCGCGGAAGTTCTGCTGGATTGTCGACCCGCTATATTTTACTGTTGGTGTTTTTTTAAATATTTTTATTTTTGCCATAACTGTATTAACTTGTCTTCAAACCCAATTGCATTTATTTCATGCTCCCAAAATCTCACTAATTGATAATTTGAATCATTTATAATTTTATTTTTTTTAATATCATTTTTATATGAATTTTTTTGTGTACTGTCCATATCTTCTAATAATACATTATAGCTGTGAAAATAATCTCCGTCACATTCAATAATTATATTATAATCTAATAATAGGAAATCAAAATAATGACCACTGAATAAAAATTCTTGTGTATAGTTTATACTATATTTATTTAATATCAAGCGTACAATCTTTTCAATTGACGTTTCATTGGTTTGTTGTAATTTTGAAAATGCATATTGTATCGAGGTCATACCATGTTGTTTTTCAAAACTTATATCACATGGTCGCGTTCCATATTTTCCTATTAAATTACTTGGTTTTAATTTTCGTTTCTCCCTAGTTTCCTGACTCCACCCATTTGCATAACCATTTCGAATTGCTGTCATTTTGCTTGATTCTGCCATTCTTATTCTTATATTTGGATCGAGTTGATGTGCAATTCTAAGACTAGTTGCCCTATTAGCATTTTCTTCATCTGATGGTTTACGACCTTTACTATGATGGCCATGTTTATTATAAAATTCTTTTTTAGATTTAGAATCTGTAATTGCATAACATGTTCTTGAACAATGAATTTTATTTTTAGTTTTATTTCCACAGACTGGACATATGTTTATTTTAATTGGATTTAGTTGGCTATATCCTTTATATTGGCATTGCTCTGAACAATATACCTTATTTCTATGCGGTGTTTCACATATTGGGCATTTGGTTATTTTATGGGGACGAGAATCCCTACATGCATTAGAACAAAATGATTTATTCCTGGTTTCTTTTTTACATATTTTACAATTATTCATAATTTATTTCCCAGCCTTTATCTAAATATTTTTCTAATTCTTCTTCATCTATTTCTTTATGTTCAATTTTATAATTACTTAATGTCTGACAAGTATGTATATCTCCTAATAACCCATAATCAAACCCATTAAATATAGATAATTCCTGACCTGGTAAATCCATAACTTCACCATTTTCATTCCTACACCCATTAACTATTCCATGGTACAGTACAATCTTATGATCGAATGAATCTGTTAATTTGATATTCGATGCAGGTACCCACTCAGATTCATCGCCAAATACTGAAAATACAGAAAATTTAATATTTCTGAAATCATAAACACCTGAATCCCTATAATAATGCAAATTGGGATTATCGACAGTTTTAACTATTGCAGTCAGTGTATCCAATCTACTGGCATTTGCCAAATTTGCATCGTGGTTTCCAGCAATCAATACTGTAGGAAGTATACTGGCGCACTTATTTAGAAATGACGATGTTAACTCAATTAATTCAGGTGTTATTTCATTTTTCGAATGTACAATGTCACCGCCTAAATAAATTATTGAACCTTCGTCTTTGTTTTTTTCAATATAATCGTATAACTTATTAAAAACTCTTCTGTATTCTGAATGCCTTTTAAAGTTTCTTATGTGTATATCACTGATATGAAAGATCTTACTTACTTTATTCATATATTACTTGCCTCTTAATTTACACATTGTTTCTAATTTTAACAATGCATCATTAGTGATTGGTTGTGTATTATTAATAAGTTCCCAAATCTTTTGATAACCCATACTATTTGCATCCTCGTTTCCTGGTAAATTAACTAGATGTACAATTTTACCAAGTCCGATTAAATATTTTGTAATACCTATAGATTTCATTATTGCATCTGGGTCGAGTACCATATATAATTCATTGACGCCACGTTCAATTATTTGTTTTTTTAAACTATTCATCATTATTGTACCATATAACGGTGTAGCATTCCGTTTAATTATAATTGCATCGAGTGCAGATTCTACTATTATTAAAGGTAATTGCCAATTTAATTGTAATTCAAACCCAATAACATCCCTCGATACAGTTGGATTTTTAAATTTACTTCTATTATTCGCCATAAATGTTCTAGTCGTAAAATAATTCAATTGGCCGAACTCATTATAATTTGGAAATACTAACATATCTTTATATACACCAGAGTCACAATATCCTATGTGATATTTTAATATATCTAAATCTGACACTCCGCGTGTTTTCAAATAATTTATTGCGGTATTATAACTAAATGAATTACTATTTATTTTCCAAAGTGGATTATATTCGTCAGGTAGCATTAGTTGTACCGATTTAGTTGGTTTTTCTTGCACGTAACGCGGTTTAACTATTTTACCTAGCACTACGTTCAATGAGTCAATTATAGCTGATGAAACCCCTGCCTTTTTAAATAACGTATATAATGATTTTCCTTTAGATCCACATACCCAGCAATTCCAGTATTGACTACCTAGTTGTATTTCTAATTTCTGTTTTCGATGGTGGCAGAATGGACAATTAAATGCGTAGTTGTCGTTTGACTTTTCAGTATAACTGCCTAGAACGCTTGTTAATATATTTAAAACTGACTGATCGGAATTATCCATTGGTTAATATACAAAAAATTATTCAAATAACCAAACAATTTGTTATATATTTTTCATCTATTTTGCAGATACTTTCGTGTAATCCAGTGAGTATCATTGTAGTGAATTTATTTGAACCAATTGTATCATTATAATAATCATTCTTAATTATAGAATGTGTTATGAACTGCATAAACATCTCCAGATAATTAATTTGAGCCTTTGTACGTGCGTATGTTATTATTTCAAATGTGAATTTATCTTTTCCGAGTTCCTTAATGTCACTATTCATATTTTTATTTGAACCTGTATAAGTTCTCCAATTAGATTCTGTGGTCACTCTAGTTCTCCGTACCTTACCTTCTCGCTTTTGTTTAGCCGTAAGCGGTTTTCTTTTTGTAGATTTTACATATTTTCTGCCTATATACTTCCTACCCGTTACATTATTAGTAATGATGTATATAAAACCTTCTACATCGTCTGGTATCTCAGTTACTATTTCGTTTTTATAAATCCAATGTGACATATTATTATTTTATTTATTTAGAAATTCCTTTCGTTTCCTATAGCGTCCCCATACGCCGTTGCAAATGGTAATAATTTAGAGATAGGTAAATCTACAACCAAACAGTTGACTTTGAAGTATGGATTGACTATTAGTGCAGCTAAATATCTATGATGCCCGTCAATTATTCTATTATCAGATGAGCATATTAGTATTGCATTTCTTAAATAGTCGATTGAACCATTACTTTTTACTATTTTTAGTACTGCCTTATCTAAATACACCTGTTTCTGTATCGGTTTTAAATCCTTTGCAGGTATTAGTTTCTGTACCACGTGAATTTGGTCATCGGGTCGGCTTTTGTCATGCAGTCCGTTTGACATGAATTTAGCTGCGTCGCTGTATGATAAACCACTTGGGAACGGATTACTCGAATCTGTATTAGGTGAGTAGGGTTGGTTAAAATCAATGTTGCCATTTTTTAATCTATGTTGGAGTTCTCTTACATCTACGGTATTTATTACCGGCATGTCCTCACGTTTCGTTTTTCCATATGAAAATAATTTATAAGCTAACTTCAAATGTTGTTCTAATTTTGGAATCTTCAACCCCATTCTATTACAATACGCAATTGCGTCTTCAATGGGCGTTTGTCCTAATTCCATGGTACCTCCTGGTGCTGCTTCTTCAAGTATTATTTTATACATGTCAATCAATTTCAGCATTTTTTCCTATAGTTAGCGGATTATTAATTCTGTTTTGAATTATATTATTATAAATTCGTTCATGATTCATATTAAGCGTCCCATGATATTAAGAAATTTAAATCTACATCCTCCCTGATTTGTATCGCTTGACCTAACTTACCTACTACCAACAAATCTCCATTTTGATTATATAGACCTATAGTAGTCACGTATGGTTTCAATGTTCCAGTAACTATATCGTCAATATATAAATCACTTTTAGGTGACTTCAATATAGTTGGATTCAATGTAGTGTTATAGTCTCCTTTTCTAACTCGTACAATTGTCTCATACTGATATACTGTATGAGTACCTTTATAGTTTAAATTGAACGACCCACTCAATATATTTCTGTACTTTGGATTCAACGGTGATATGTTTATATTACCAGATCTATAAAATACATTACCGATAATCGAAGTATTAAACATGTTGTTGACGTGTGACAATCTTTCAAAGAAATCTGTATTTAGTGACCCAGTGCTATAAAATGATCGATTAACAAATCTAATTTCATCGATATTGCCTATATACTGATCATCGCCATTTCTATTAATTGCACCAAATAATATTGAATAGTCATTACCTGCATGTCCTGTAGTATCTATTACTGAATCTATTAATTGCCCATCAATGAATAATGCAAGTTTAGGGATATTATTTTCAAAAAATCTTGTGCATGCTACATGTGTCCAGTTAGTTGTAATTGATCCGCTAATGGTGATAATATTATGACCGTCACTTCTACTAAAATTTAAATTTCCATTTTCTACGCATATATCATATGGATACACGTTTGTAGTTATATCAATATTCTCGTATTTATTATATTTTTTAACTACCAAGTTACCTGGAGATTCAAATTTACCATAAAGTGACTTGTTAATGGTGCCACGTTTCGATATTATTGACCCAGTAGTTACTTGGTTTGTACACTTAACCCACATCGATATTGTGAATTCTTCTGTGACATCGAAGTCAAGTTTGTCGTGGTGAGGTGTAATAATATACGACCCAGTATTAAAGTATGCAGACATTCCACAATTAGATCCAGAGTATAACTGTCCATTATCTACTGTTACATTTTTTAGTTGCGATGCGTTATTATCAACAACATTAAATGTTTTCGAAGTGTATTTATAGTCGCCAGTTTTAATTAATGTCGATTCACCGTGTCTAGTGAATTTATATAGATCATTGAACCCCCAATACCCAATTATATACTCTTCTCTTATTTTTGGGAGTGTTTCATGCACAACGGGATCATATAAATTACCTCTACCGTCGTCAATTACAGTGATACCTAAATTATTATTTGTTAATTTGACGCTTTTTGCTTTTATTCTTTCGCCATAATCTAAATATGGGATTGATATATATGAAGCTGATATATTTAGGAATTTAAAAGTTTCTCGATCGCTGTAGTGTTCCAGCGTGAGACCAGGTACGTATGCATCTCTATAGTACATATGTTCAATCTGTTTCCATATAATTGACTGATATGTGCCATCTACTGCATTCGTAGGATCATTATTAGCTAAATTAGTACCGATTGGTGTTGGATATTTCTGATATATGCCAATTATAGAAGTGTACCCACTTGCAGTAGTCGACATAGCTATGTTGTCTATATTGTATTCCTTAAATAACTTTACTGGTTTAACTGTGAAGTCTTGTTTTTTCACCGCAGTATATACTATTGGTATAGACATTATTAAATCCCTATTTTAACTTTGAACAGAGACTCCTTTGTTAATGCGCTTTGCATTACTGTTGATATTTTACCGATTGCTAAAAGTTCTTTCTTTTCGTTATATAGTCCGACACTAGTAAATAATGATTTATTTTTATATTTAAAATCGTCAATAATTTCACCAGATTCTCCTGTGACATACGTTGGATTATTACTATAGTTTAGGCGCTGACTGTTAACTCTTATGAAACATAACTTATTATGTTTTATATCAACAGATCTGCCGTAAAATCCCAGTACATCTCCACTATCATCAGTAAAGTTATTATCACATACTAATTTCATCGATCTATATAATCTATATGTATTAAGGCCATTCCGTTCAATTGAACGATTAGTGTTGAACCCTAATTCATCCATCTTCTTACCGCTAAGTACTATAATCCCGTGATTTGGATAAAATTCACCATAGTTATTTTTTGTAATTCTAAAAAATGCATCAATATAAAAAAATTCATTTGTTGAATTATATACAGTTAATAGGTCTGCGTTATTTAAATCTAATGGTATATACGTTGTATATGTTATATCATCGGTATAGAATGCACCTATAATACCCGCATTACTTATTGGAATTAAATTACTGCCAGATACCGTTAACATCCTGAACGAACCTTGTATTTCATTAGTGTTTGGTAAAAATGAACCTGTGTAGGGGATATAACCGACAGTTGCCTCTGACCCGAAGTCAATTGATCCCGATGGCATGTATGCCTGATCATCAGTAATTCGTGGTATTAATGTAATATTACTACTAATTGACCCTGTAGTAATTCCTTTGTATTTACCTGTACCCGTAAATATCCCACTTACTACGTACGAGCCCGATACAGTACCAAGTGCTGTAATTGTACCTGCGTAAGTACCAGACCCACTATTAATGTAGTGCCCGCCACCCAAGTTAATATATACTCCACTTAGACTACCTGTTACGCTTGTTCCTACAGTAGCACCCAATGGCATTACTATACTTGAAGTTGCTGTCAGTTCACCTTTAATTGCGGCATGTATCGAACCGCTTATATATACTGCACTTGATGTATATTGTGGCAATGCTGCATAGTTGATATATAGTCCATCTTCAATTGTACCTATACGAACATCATATGTTCGTGTTGTTAAACTAACAGGTTCTTTTGCAATTACTGATGTATCTATTAGTGTAACTGATTCTGATGCATACGTTGCGTTAGACAATTCACTTAAACTAGAGTCGGTGTTGATGTTACTTGCGAAATTAGCACTCGATAGTGTTAACTGCCAGTTGCCCGCATCCATTGTTGTTTTAAATCTTTTAGCTGGTACTTTAATTATATACACATAATCTTCATCTTCTCCATTGAAATTGAACTTATTCTGCCCTTGTGGTAATAATATGTTCGAGTATTGTGTATACAGTGCCTTAGTTATAGTTTCATTGTCTAGTCCACCGAGATCTCTGTCGCCTTTACCTTCGTAATCAGCATACATTATTTGAAATTGTAATTCTGCACACTGGTCGGTATAATTTTTATTATATACTCCAAGTGCATAATTCATTTTTGATTGATCTGGTGTACTACCCGACAAGTAATATGATGTTAATACATGTACATCGTCTGACCATAATGGATTACTCTTTTGTTCTGTAAAACTTTGCACGTGCTCAGGTTCCAATTCAACAAATACTTGTCCTGAACCTAGTAGTATATGCTCTTCCTCTTTATTCTTTTTATCCGTTGGCCCAGGGTCAGTAATAATATCAGGTTTATCTATTATAATTAACCTACCGTTGGCCGGGCTAAATAATATTAAATATACTTTACCGTCGGGAGCTATTGCAAGATAATTTTGTGAATTTCTGTTACCTGCTCCTGCATACGCAGTTGATGGTATAAACCCTCTATATTCCTCCCTACTCCAGTCCATCGAATTAACATCGTAATTGGATGTTGATCTTCCATATAACCTAAAGTACATGGGCTGGCAGTTATTCAATACATCGTTTACTGTTAGATTAGTTTCAGTATAACTTATTACATTACCATACGCTGGATAACCTGGTGTTGCCGATTCAATTCTAGTCCACTCCTCGACTGATAACGGTAGCCTAAACTGTTCAAATACAGTTGAATCCTCATTCGCCCTTTGCAATATTATTCTCATATGTTACTTACGTATGTTTTTAGAAGTCGAGTTTTATTTGTATCAACTCTTCCTCTTTAAAAGATTTCTTAATCGGCTCTGATACTTTTGCAATTGCAACTAGTTCTTTGTTTTGGTTATATAAACCGATACTAGTTATATATGTTTTTGGATCGTTGATCATATCGGGGTGTCGTAAGTCACCCGAACTTCCAGTCGTGAATGTTGGATTATTACTAAAGTTGTAATCGACTGATTTAACATGTATAGAATAATATGTCGACTTGACTATTTCTCCACCTCTACCTTTAAATCCTAAATAATCACCTGAACCGTCAGTATATTTAGCAGAACCACTAATGGATGTAAATAATTTATATGCATTGTCACCTGGTACTTCTCTACCCGTTACAGTTGCAAACGATGCAGATGCATCCAACCTAGTACCATCCAAAATTACTATACCTTTTCTTCTGAATAATAGTCCATAGATATGTGGATTTTCTGGGTTGTATATACCATCTTCAATTGAACCCGATACAATATTATACACTTCACCTGATTGTTTAATAGTTGCAGGGTTTAACTTTGAATCGTCAATTAACCTTATACATTCACCCGTTCCAGATAATTTAACATTACTACCTGTTACTGCCGATGGACTTCCACCACCTGCGATGAATTGTGAACCCGACAAACATGCAAGATTTATTTCTATATTACCTTCGTCTATAAATTCTCGCATTCTTGCTCTATTTATATTTATTGCATATATAGAATCAGTTGCTGTGCCGTTGATTGTGAATCGTTCTTCCTTAGGATCTAGGCATAACAATCTGTATTGTCCGTATATTGCTTTATTTGGAGTATCTTCAATCTGCCCACCTAAATCTGCACTTCCTGACCCTAATTTATGTCCGTAAGCAACGCTAAATTGTGCATCTGAACAACAATAGTCCGCAGATGAACTATTGAATATTTCATAGTAATATCTTTTCTGTGATACTGTTTGTTCTGAACTAGTGTAGTAAGTTAATAAATTACCTTCATTATTACTCCATAGTGCCCTGGTAACAATTTCTTGCTGATTAGGTATTATGTCATCGTAATTGAATGACGTAAATATTTTACCAGATCCCAATGCATTTTTTATTTGTGTATCATTTGTTATAATAGGTCCGCCTCCGCCACCGCCACCGCTCGGATTTCCAGTAACGCCGTCCTGTCCATATGGACCGATTGGATTATTGACTCCTGTGTTCGGTGGTGATATAATAGTACCACCTCCACCTCCGCCGAAGTTAGTTCTAGTGTCGCCAGGATCAACGCCTGATCCACCTGTCGGGGTCTTTCCACCCTTATCTATAGGTGACGTAGATAATATAAATACTCTACCCGTTTCGTTAATTACATATGAAGATCCTCCATTATCGTAAAATCCCGCTACACCTTTACCTTGCACACTAATCATACCAGATTTGAAATTATTAGTAACATACTCTGGAGTATATGACGTTGCAGACATAATATAACCTGCACTCTTAATGGAATCCATTAAACTAGCGTCTAAGTAGGTATTAGGTGAATATCTAGAAGTTCCCGAACTAGGACTTATCATTGAACCTCCAACGGTACCTTGTCCGTTCTTTATTCCAATTGGTACTGCCATTTATTTTATTTCTTTTTTATTTATGGAATTACTAAGTTTGATGTACCTGACAATCCCATTGAATTATTTTGTTTATTTACTGTTATATTGATTACAGTTTGACCACCTGTTTCATTACCAACTATAGTCAGTGTCGTTGTTTTATCGACTGCGACTGCAGACTTAGCTATAATTCTAAATGTTTTACCTACCAACGTTATCGACTGACCGCCAAGTCCCAGACCTGCGGGTACCATGTTTGCACTACTTATATTTCCAGTTGCAATAGACGTTTCTACAACCTCCAATGTACATACATCGGAATCGGCTAATATAGCTGAATAACCATATGTACTATTACCTTCGAAGTAATTAATAGTTTGAGGTTTAATTAAGTCTTGTTGACCTTCTGACAATACAATTGAACTGTTAGGCACAGATACCACTGGTATTCGTATTGTATTCTTTGGTAATGTTACCAGTTTGTATTTCATTACTTGAGTCTCATCTGGTACTGCCTCTGTTATTGGCATCGCTTCAATAATTGCACCATAGTAACTTGTGCCTAGCGGATGATCTGCGTTCCATAAACTATAGTCAATTTCATCATCAGCTAATGCATAATGAGTGATATTAAATTCATTCTGTCCTGCGGCTAGTAGGGCTCTTCCTTTCCTAGTTAATATTGCATCGACCACTAAATTCGTGTTTGAAAGATATCCCATTGTTATCTCTTTTTATTTTTATTAGTTATAATTCTTTAGTAATATATATACTATTTTTTTTATTTATTTAGGACAATCGTAAATTGCCCTCTTTTCCTCCATCGCCCATCTTTAAAGAGTTCGGATTAACAGTTCGTATTTCAATTACAGGTCGGCCGTTGTAAGTATTCGGAGAATCTATATTAATTCCAGGTCCAACTAATTTACTACCCCTAAACCTGTGTGTATTTCTATCTAAATGCTCATCGTTTTGATAATTATGTATTTTCTCTGAATATCCCTTTTCTATTAGTAAATCGCTATATTCCTTTCGTGCCCAACTTTCATTGTAATCACTACCTAAATATGCATGTATTTCAGATGAATAAATTAATATCGCAGGGTCAACATTAGTTCCCAAATAATTAAATGACACGCTGATTGATTCACCTGCTGAATGACCTACGGATGCAGTATATGGATTATTACTTCCAGTAAATATAAATCTATATTCATCTGCAAAGTATACTCCGTCTATTGATCTATTTAATATACTCAGTACTTCACTATACGAAGAAGATACCTGAATACTTCCGCTATAGTATGACCGTATTATATTAACACCTAAGTTAACTGACCCAGTTATAGTTTTTATTGACGAATGCACTCTGCAGACGTATTCCATACCTGGAACTGAATCAAATGATCTTGCACTTGACGCTGTCGGCGCTAAGTATGTTAATTCTATAGATGTCTTTAATCTATCATGTTTATCGATATTACCTAAGTCGGTAGGTTCTACTATTGTAGTATTATAGTTCGTAATAACCCATTTAGTATCATCTTTAATGAATGGATCGACTATTAGTGAATCCTTTGGTTGATACGATTGAAATGTGTACTCCCTAACAAAATATCTGCAATCGGGTCTCTGTACGTCTATTATTTCTTTAATTGAACCAGTAAATAATTTCGTTGTGTCTATCACCTTTACTACTCCCACCACTACATCGTAGCCATCGGCTGTAATTGTAACGGGGTCAAGTATTGTTGTTTCTAATATATTGATATCAGTGCATACTACCTCATTCAAATTCACTGATCCTGTTGATTGCGTAACTTCGGCATCGACACTATGTTCAACTCCAACTATTGTTTTTAATGTTGGGTTCTTACCAACAATTGACCGAGTATATGTAATATCCTTTCTTAATGTTTTTCTTTTAATTTTCGGTCTGTGCGATAGTTGCACTTTAGATCTATTAAGTATATGAGGCTCAATTAAAATGCCAGATATTAGATCAGCACGTGCTGGTACTAATTGCTTTAACTGTTCAAAGAATGTATAATCATATAAACTTAATAACCTAATTAACGCATTAATATCGTTGCGTTGCTCATATTTTTGAAAATAGTCATTTCTTCTATTTCTTAATTCCTTATATTCAGAGTCAAATTCAAATTCGGGATCACCTATCCAAAAATCCAAATCTGCAAATCCCATATGGTTTGCAATATCTTCGTTAATATAATCCGCAGTCGAGAACACTATAGCTAATCGATTTGAATCGTACCCACTTGTGTCGTTCTCTGATACTTCTGACCTAGAATCAGAACTTAATTCCCTGACTAATTCACCAGACTCAATTCTTATTTTATTGTTCTGTATTGGAATACCACCAATTCTAGGTACTTGTGCATACGCGGTTTCATTTAGTATTGCATACTCACTATCGTCTGGTTTAGAATTAATGTATATGTACGGATGGCTAGGTAATTTGCTTCGATCTGGATGTAAAGAAAACAAAGAAGATGTTATTTCTCCGCTGTATGGACCTGCTGTATGGTCATATTTCTGATTATCGATACCGAACCCATAATATCTATATAATGAATAAAACGAACCGGATGGAGAATCTGTATTGTATGCATATTGATTTAGTACGTGATTATTAAATGTTGCATCTGAATACGTTGTGTAATACTCCTTATACGCTTGTACATATATGTTGGAATAATTCACATCGACATTACTTCCGCTGAACGGAGTGTTATTTAATAATACTGTTTTTAATGTTGACCCAATTGGCATCCCTTCTCTAAAACTACCAAAATATACGTTTGTTGTGTCGTCACTATATTCTGTATTTTCAAATACTAAATTAACATTACTCTGTATTACACCATGTGAACAGTCCCTAGCTTGCGCTATTTGAAATATATCAGCGTCTGCTTCCTTATATATTCTAACTGTCCACATATCACCGTTGAACAGTGGTAAGTAACTTGAAGTATGGTACTGTGCATTATCTCCAAATGTTGAATATATTATTTTTCCAAATTCCTTACTACCCGATATCATATTAGGCACTTCACCGAAACTTGATGATATTATATCTGAATGCACTATGTATACAATCGAATTAATACTATCACCTATATATGCACTATTATTGGTTTTTGTAAACAACACAGATAGTGACCCAGTATCATATTCTCTAGTACTAAATCTGAATTCATATGTATCTGGTAATTTACTCGATGTTGGTAGTTGGTTAGGTGGGTCGCAGTATCCTCCGTCTTCCCATCCGTATGATGCAACATTAACAGTATCCTGGGGTATTTTTATATAATCGTTATCATTTAACCCATCAACATGTAACTTATATGAAAACATATCTCTGATCGATAATGGAGTTATGCTATCGATAGTTGCGCCGCCGTACTCTTTAATTGATAATAAAGTTTGAGGGATTCCATATATGGACATTAATGCTTTTATTGACCGATCGGTACCTTTAGTTTTTAATAATAACGGTAAATTATTTACAATACGTTTCCACAATATATGAGTCTGTGTTTCATGCGAGTTAATACGCATGTTCGATGAGTCTACAAATTTACCATCTGCATCTGTTCCTAGTTTATACGACCATAAGTCGCTTAATGCTCGATTGTGTTGCAAGTTCCAGCCAAATGATTTAGCTATATAAAATAATAAATCATTACTTGCGCCTCGTTGTGGGTGCTCGTCCTTATTATGTATCTCAGTTAAAGCATTAATATACATATACATGACATCGAAATGATGTCCGATCATGTTAACAAACATCACATACTCTGAGTTATTTGTATCCATTAATATGTGTTCTGGTATTGACCACCACAAACTATTATAGTTAGTTCTGTCAAATTCCTTTGCATATTCTACATGATTAGTATACCAGGTCTGAATTTCATTTGACCCAGTTGAATAATAAACATATTCATTATTTATTTCTTGCTTAGGTATAGGTGATACTGACCCACTAACATCGTGCGTAAATATTGGCTCTATTGGTGAGTAATATAACCATCGTTCGAACGGATCGAATGAAGATTTTATTGTATCTATTCGTTCTTGTATAGTGTCACGTGAAGATTTTGTATATCCTTTAATTGACCCAGTTGTGGAACTTTCTATCGATACTATATCAGATTCATATATTTCAATTTGTGATATTTTTTCATAAAATATATCTATTCTTTCTTCTGCATGACTATAAAATATATAATTACCGAAATCAGTATAATCAATGTTTATTGTCGCTTCACTTGATCCCGATACTATTCTATCTATTATATTCTGTGACGTTTGTGCGTTTGTATCCAGTAGCTCGTTCCATGTTTTGTACATAGTACTAGCAGAATCATATTCATCTGCATCCATGTCGAAGTTAGGATTTCGTAATACATTGAATGCAGGTTTAATAATTTCCCTTACAAGAGATACATTATCAATGTAGCTATCCATTATTTCTATAGCTATCCATCCTTGCGCCTGTTCTATAACTGACTCATGCAACGGTTTATTTAGCTTCACATAAAATACATTATTATCCCTTTCATCGAATCTCAAATTAACAACACGACCTATATTGTTTTTTCCGAAATTAATAATTAATGTATTTAAGATTTCATAATATGTTAAGTCATATACAAAATCTCTAAACTGTTGAAACATAAGAGTGTTAACAGTATCTTTAATAACTAACTTTAGTTCTGTACGTTCAGGTGATATTTCTTGTACAAAGAATGGTTTATTATTTACACTTACATCTGGTATACCCAGTACTGGAGAATATACGTTTACAATTATTTTATAGTTACCTCTATCAATTCCTAATGTGTTAAACACTTCATATACATCAACATGTAGACTATTTGACTCAGAGTCAAGTATTAACGTATTATTATACGTCGACCCAATATAGTCACCTATGGTTGTATACACATGGATTTCAGTAAAAAATAATTCAGAGTATGCATCGTTAACAGATAAATATAATTCCTTATATCCAACATTCTCTAAATCAGTCACTGTAAATTCAAGTCCATACATTGGTGTATTCAATGTATTAATCGAATCTATGTTTCCGTAACGATCTATATTCATAATTTATACTTAGTCTGTTCCAATAATTAATGATTGATAGTGCAGTTGTTCTGCTATAGCAGATTGTCTTGCTACTTCGGCTGCAGCTATAGCAGCAGTTGCAGACTCTAATTGTGCATTTGCAGATGCTATTTGTGCGGCAGCTGCTTGTTGTGCGGCGATTGCTTGTTGTTTAGCCGCTTCTGCTTCTTGGCCTGCTGTTAGTGATTCCTGCGCCGCTTGGTCTGCTTGTGCATGTGTTGCTTCTAGTTCAGTGGTCATTGTATCGAATTGCTCACTTACTGCGTTTTGGAATGTTGCCATGCTTTGGCATTGACCACCAGTTGTATCGGTTAACTGCATAAATGATTCTGATAACGTAACAGATGTCATGTCCGCTGTATATTCATCAGATCTATCCAAAATACTGTCTGCACCACTTCCACCTCCACTTCCACCTGAACCTCCAGATCCACCACTTCCACCTGAACCTCCAGATCCACCACTTCCACCTCCACTTCCACCTGAACCTCCAGATCCACCACTTCCACCAGAACCACCACTTCCACCAGAACCTCCACTTCCACCGGATATTCCTGAGTTATCGGACACATTACCCGCAGCAGGTGATGTTCCAGTTGCCATTGGAGAAAAACCAGGTGGTGTTGGTATCGAAGGAGGTAACCCTAAGGAAATTTCATTAGCTACAGTATCTGCATCGTCTATGGGCATTCCACTTTGAATTA